TAAGTACCTGATTTGTCAATTGTAAAGTTGTACTCCGCTTTACCTTCACTTGACGAAAGAGTGATCATTCCATTACCAACCACAACACCATCTGTGTAGCTGTCTGGTTCACCATCTCGGTTAACATATATAGTTCCAAACTCCGACTTTTGTGTTTTCCCATAACAAGTAAGATATTTTCGCCGATTATATGTTTCAGCAATAATAGGAGCTTCTCGTGATACTGCGTCCCAGCCTTCCATATAATCGTAGACATGTGGCAGCGCCCATGGTACTTTATCGTGATCATCCCAGTAGGCAATGATTGGGATAAATGGTTGTGGAGGCTGATCATTTGTAAAGTTATACACCCCAGTCATCCAGTTCTTAGCTGCATAGTAAGTGTTCGATGTACCGCGATAAGTCTTACCTAGGTTGGATGGATAGTCGTAAATCTGCCAATTCCAACCGTAACCAGGTAAACCCATATATACTTTTTGTGGTGACATAGCTGTAATAGCATAATTGTAGATACCTTCAAGCCAGCTCCTTGGTGATACTGGACCTGGAGCTGAACCTGCCCATGCCATGCCATAACTCATGATTGCTGCCGTATCACAATAATCGTTAAGGTCGGCATAAACACACCAATTTTCTCCACCAACTGATCCTTGCACACCCGTCATTCCAGGTAAGCAGATATTGACCAGTTTTGATGAATCATAGTTTTTAACAGTCGAGTATATATCAGCGAATAGAGCATTTGCGGCAGCACGGTTCTCAAATCCGCCACCGCGCTCTAAATCGATATCTACACCTGCACACCAAGGGTATTTGTTCATAATACGTACTATTTCTGAGAGGAATTTCGACTTTGCACCACCTTCGTTATTTCTCAGAGCCGTAAATATGCTCTCTGTCCCATGATTCATAATGGTAAGTAACCATTTGATATGTGGCCACTTTGTACGATATGGAGTAAGGGAAGAAACGCTAGTACCTGTTTCCGTTATCGTGCCTGTGATGTCTACCTCAAAAGTGAAAATACCAACAGTATCTAAGCGGTCACCGTAATCGTTCAAAGCCTGATACATCCGAGCATTGCCCATGAAGGACCATACCATACAGCGTTTACCCTTAATATAATCTTTCATGGACGCAGATCCCCTTTCAGCATTTCTTTGTATTCGAAATATACCCTAGCAGATTTTCTGTCTTGTAGCTTTACTTGGTGCTTACTGTCGGTAGCGGCTGTGTATTGAAAGAATCCATGCTTCGGCGTGGGATAGCCGTTTCTCAAACACTCTCTTGTTGAAGCCTTTAGTGCAAATTCATCACCTGGGTAAGCCTCTGAATCAAATTTTACCTTATGTGAACCCATCCCCTGTGAAAGCTGAATACTGCCAGCTTCCATAGCTTGCAGGGGGTAGATATAACAATCTAGCCCGCTTGAAGTTTCTCCGAGGTTAAAAATAATGATTGTGTCTCCACTACGGACTACACCATTGTGGAAACGTACCGGATTAGGCGAATGCTTTAGGAACGTTTCCGTGTGTAGCGTGTATCCTGTCAGCTTGTCACCCTCCTGAAGTTGTAGGTCGGTGAAATAAATCGAACCCGTACAGTTGGTAATAATGGGACGCACAGTAATACTAACTATATGCTTTTCTGATTTTACTTTTATGACTTCCGCAAAACGTATAAAATTACTTTCCTGCATAGCCATCACCTACCCGTCGTTCGTCCACTTGATTTCGCATACATGACCGACCCAGCCAGTGGCTATAGAACCTGCCTGCAGCATAATGTCAGTGAAATATACTTCTCCCGTGCAGTTTGAAACTACCAACCGAATGGTGATAGAGTGAAGCTTCCCATACCCTTTAGGTGTTGCATCACGAGCAATTTGTTGAAATACAGCCAAATCAATCACCATCCTTTCTTAAAACAGGTCAATAAATCTCGTTTCAGTAGTTCCATCTTCAAACTCAAATACTACCTCGATACCCACTTGTCCATCTATACCTTTTTGGAGATTTTCTGATCCTATTTGTGCTGATATGGTGTAGTTACGGCGGGATGCAGGGTATACTGTTTGAGCCATACTTTTTGTAGAGGTTGCAGAACCTACCGCTTTAAATGAAGCTGTACCTGTCACACCTTTTTCAGTGTCCACCTCAAAACCTGAATTCTGCCAATAAGCAAAGCCATCGTCTGCTCTACTATTACGCAGATGGTTAAACGGCACCATATCTTTAATTTCCTGCCCAATGAGGTTGCTTTGGCCGAGCTGATCAGCGAGAATGCTAGAAGACGTATCCCCAAGTTCACGAAGTTTTGATGATAATTCAAGTACAGTTTTCCATGGTTCCTGAAGATTGTATTGTCTGCGAACAACCCTTGTTTTGATAGTAAGATTCAAATCTCTATCATCCACCGTCACAATGTCGCCAAGTGACCACCTTTCATGCTCATAACCTGTCAGCACAGACAAATCCATCGCTGATAGCACATAGGAAACACGGGGCTTTGAAAATTCTGCGAGTCGCATATTCGTAAACTCAAGCATTTGATAAGGATTTGTGAAATTCGAAAGATCGAGTGTTGAAACCCGCACCTCATTGCAATATTCATAGTTTTCTACATATTCCTTGCCACTATTGATCGTGGCAAAGGTCATGCCATCTTTACCATGGGCATATAACCTTGTCACCAGAGAGCGGGTATCAACAACTCTCTTGATACCTGTAAGGTTTTTCTTATAGGCAAATAATGCACCACTATCTCTACCACTAAATGTAAGTAAATTTACAAGACGGTTTCGACTATCAAATACTAAGTCTCCACCGTGAATCTGTTGCGTCATTCTGAGTATGGCCAATGCATTCTTCTCTTGGCATTGCCATGTCCGTTTGGTAGTGACATCAACTACACCAAGAGACCATCCTGTGCCTTCCAACGCATAACTCATTGGAACAGAGGGTAAATCGGCATTAAACTCTCGCGGCTGTTTTTCATCTGAAAAGGTCAAATCATAAAATGCTGCTTCCGCATATACGGTGGTCAGAATCCCTGTTCCATCTGCTCCTTTTTCATCTGTCAGTGTCCTTATGCGATAAATGTCATGTGCAACTTGAACCTGTTTTTCATTATCTAAATATACACGTTTGCTATCATTCCATGGCAGTTTGAATTCCAAAGTATCTGCGCCATTAATCTCTCCCGTTACGATGATGTCATATGCATTTTCAAGTACTGCTTCCCATGCGCCATTCTCGTCCAGCACGACAGGCCTAGCAAAACCCAGTTTTTCATATGGAGCTTTCGGTATGTCGTGAAGTGTGATATCCAAAAGTTTCGGTGTAACCAAGGGATCAATAGTTGAAAGTGTAATCCTATAACGAATAAAGTTACGGTTTGGAGAAACCAGTTCACCGTTGGAACCCACCTCCTGCCACGCCGACCAATCCTGCAAATCGTCTGACGTAGCCGTCTCTATAGTAGAAATAGAAGTCACGCCTGCTGTATACTCCGAAGTTACAGACACTCGACCACTACCCGCAAGAGAACATTCTACAGCTATAGTCGTAAGTTGCCCAACTTCAGGATATCTGTTGTTATTATCTTTGAGGAGAGTTACCACACCAGGTTCTGTAATAGCATCAATCGCACCACTAGTATCACCGCCATTGGCAAGCAATGACTGTTTGAAATGTCGTTCTAAATCCTCAATTGTAAGCTGTGAATTCACTTCGATAAACCAATCATCAAATCCACCTGCATAATAATACTGATTTGCATGCATTCCAATCACAATATCTGCTGAACAAGATGGGTTTAATGTTCCCGTGAATGTCCGTTTGGGTGCAATCCAGACCGTTGCGTCTGCTCGGTTACAAAGAATAAACTGCGATGTCTTGGCATTCACTTCAATAATTGCTGCAATAAAGTACCATCCACCATTAACCATGTTAAAACTTGGTGTTTCACTCTGGTCGAGGATCAGTGAACCAGAAGAGTTATATAACATCATTCGAGGTCTGCCTTGGTACAGGGACAAGTATAGAATAGGTTGACCCGGACCTTGTCTTGTATTAAACAGCGGAATAAAGGTCTGTCCTACAGAGTAGGTAGTTGGATTTATCCATCCACCTACTGCGATTTTATCGCCTAAATTGGAGAAAAATGTACCATCATTCTTTGCAATCAAGTAGGTTTTCTCTGATGTCGGATTAACAATATTCTGGCGAAAAAAACGTCCATAGCGACCATTTGGGAGACTTGCCGATGTGCCAGACCATCCCGATATAGCGATGTGCCGACCATGACCACTCGCATCGACAAGTTTAACATCGGAGTCGGGTCCAGACTCATTGAATCGCCAAAGAGCAAGTGTATTCTCGCTTACAGGAAACTCACCCGTAAAGTCAGTTTGTGATGTCAATATTGATTTAATTGCCATTTACATCACCTCCATCGGCTTTTTGCCTGTATTTTAAGCTCCATAAAATCCGCCCCTACAGGATTAATCGTCACAGTATTGTTACCCTTACGAAGTACAGGAAAATTAAGTTCTTGCATAAGCGGTAGGCCGTTACGTAGTGTCTCACCACTAGTATCAACGACCTTTGCTGTGACCTTTCCTGTATCAATTATTAATGTTTCACCATCATACAAAGGACCAATAACACGAATTTCTTCATTGTTAGTCTGAATGGAAACATATGTGTTTGTTCCTGAAGGAATTATTCCTTTTATCAAATACACTGGTTCGGAGTCGGCATTGCCTTTTAGCCTTGTAACGGTATTTTCTCCCTCGGCTGTTATGGTATAGGTTTCATCCGTTAAAGCGTAGGCATGGGGATCTGGGCAAACAAATTTCAAATCAAATTCACCAGCTGAAAGAATGAGTCTGTCACAGTCTACTGCTTCTGACAGACGGGCAATGAAATAACGGTCAGGTACATCGTCCAACACAAGTTGTTGCACCCCACGTTCAGGATTCAGCCAATCAGCAAGGTTATCCATAACAGATACCAATTTAGAAAATTTATATTGTGGGTAGACATTACAATGAACTGTGATTATTTTCTCTGCAATATCGCTACCAAAGTCAGCAATACCAGGCTTGCCAGGTATCGTTACAAAGGAGTTTCTCAATGAGGGCGATGCTTGCCAGTTTGTAAGCCTAGCATTTATATTCATTGATTGCGATGATATGCCATTAAATGTGAACCCCATTTTCATCCTCCTTCCTTAAGCGGGATTGAATCGTCCTTGTGCCCTCGAGCCGGTTTCCATCAAGTTGTACAGTTCCTGAGAAATCCTGCGGATATCGTCCTCGGATCGAACTATCATCTGCTGTATGGTGATAAGCGAACCACCAAAACCCCCAGTACCGACTGACCCATTGATAGAACTGCTAAGGTTTATACCTGGTGTGCTAAAGTCTGTGGGAATAGCATTTTGCATATCCTCACCAACCTGCGCCATCGTCTTCTCAAAGCCTTGACCAAGCCCCTGTGCCATATTGTCACCAAGTCCTGCAAAAAGTGCAGAAGGTGAGCGAATACCAAAGAAATTTTTGATTTTATCCACCACACCCCCAAAGAAACCGGATATTTTCCCCCAGAGCCATGCTCCCGCATCAGAGATCCCTTGCCATAGACCTTTGATAAGATTGCCACCAACTTGTGCCATCTGCCCAATTGAACCCGTAAAACCCTTAACTAAAGCTGCGATTATCTGTGGGACAGCTTTGACAACTTCCACGATAATAGTAGGTAGGTTTTTAATCAGTGATACTAAAAGTTGTATACCCGCTTGAATTATCTGTGGGATGCTGCCAATAATCGCATTGACAAGCGAGGTAATAATCTTAGGTATCGCCGCCACCACAGTAGTGATGATGAGTGGTAAATTTTGAATTAAGGAAATCAACAGATTCACCCCGGCATCAATTATTTGGGGGATTGAGCTAAGTATCGCCTTAACTAAACCATCAATTATCTGTGGGATTGCAGCAACTATTGCTGCAATGATTTCCGGCAATGCTTCAACTAGTGAAACCAAAAGCTGTATACCTGCATCGATAATCTGCGGAATGGAACCAATAATAAAGTCAACTAAAGCGGTAATGATGGCGGGTAATGCGGCAATTAACTGCGGAATAGCGTCAACTAGACCTTGGGCTAGCCCCATAATAAGCTGAAAGGCTGCCTCCAGTATCATTGGCAAGTTGTCAGTTAATCCTTGTACAATCTGTGTTACAGCAAGAACTGTTGCTGGTATGAGTTTTGGTAAAGCCAACCCGATGCCTTCTACAAGCGCAGTGACCAGTTCCACTGCAGCATTAATTAGGAGTGGAAGATTATCAATCAATGCCCCAACAATCGTCATTACAGCTTCAACAGTGGCTGGTATGAGTTCTGGTAAAAGACTCAGAATTGCCTCCAGTACTTGAGAAAACAGTTCCGTAACAGTCCTCAGAAGCATAGGAAGCAAGTCTCCCACAGCTGATAATATCGCACCTGTTGCCGTAGGTAATGCAGTTACGATATTCTCTAAAACTGGGACAATATTAGCAACAACCGATTGAAATGCATCTACAAGATTCTGTGTCAAATTCGTCATATCTGCATCAGCATTGCCAAGTCCTGCTGTAAACGAGCCGAGTGCGGCTTGGAGTAAACCAAGCGAACCTGTGACGGTTTCTGTTGACTCTCGTGCAAAGTTCCCTGCATATTGCTCTGTGTTTTCAAAGAACATTTGCATTGCGACTTCAGCTTTTTCTGCTTGTGTAGCTGTATTCCAAGTGAAATCTAGGCCTTTTGCCAGTGCATAGGCCTCGATATTGGTAGCATTCATAGCAACACCAAGGTTATCCATCATGGTGAAATTACCCTTTGCTGCTCCTGCTACTGAGTCCAGTGCCACTTGCATATCAATACCCATTACAGATGCCATATCCGCTGCTCGTTGCATAGCTTTTTCTGTCAGTTCAAGGCTTTTGCGCTGTTCTATGCCAGAGCCTTGGAACAATGCACCCATTTTGTTTGCCGTAGCAAGATACTCACTTTGGGAAACACCGAGATTTTTGTAAGCCTCTTCACCAGCTTTTTGAATTGATGCGGCATATTGACCGAATACTGCCTCAGATCCACCGAGGTTCTGTTCTAACTCTCCGAACTGAGCAACTACCTCTTTACCAAGCTTAATCGCAGCAGCTCCTGCGGCAACAGCAACTGTACCCATCGCCACACCGATACCTTTAAGGACACCGCCGAGCTTCTCAAACTTGCTACCAGTCTCATCTGCAATATTACCTGTATCCTCAAGTTCCTCTCCAAGATCATCTGCTTCATCAGCTGTCTCTTCTAGTTCTCGTTCCATATCATTAAGTTGGGCTTTTGCATTATTCAGCTGAATAGCCCAATTTTGTGTACGTCTATCGTTCTCGCCAAAGCTCTCAGAAGCATTTTTTAGAGCGGCTTCCAGTGTAGAGATTTTATCCTTCTGTGCTTCAATGGCTTTGTTCAAAACTTCATTTCGAGCGGTTATCGCCTGAACACTTTTATCATTTCTATCAAATTCCGAGGACACGAGTTTCATCTCACTACCTAGAACCTTAAAGGATTGATTGATATCACGAAGGGCATTCTTAAACTCTTTTTCTCCCTCAATGCCAATCTTTACGCCAAAATTATCAGACATACGTTAATGCCCTCCTTTCTAATTCAATCCTTCGGGAATAATATCCTCAATGAAGAGTTCTCGCTTCCGGCTAGCAAGCCCCAAGAACTGGCGATGGCAATCCCACAAGTCCATGAGAAGCCCTAATGGTGTGAGCCATGTTTCTTCCTCAGTACGGTTCAGATGCACTGTTCCGTAATAAAGAAGCCGAGTAAACAATTCATCATCACTTACTCGGCCTCGGTGTTTTTTGAGTTATCTTCACTTTCAATATTTCTCTTTGTTCCTTTGAACATAGCTTCTGTAATGGCACTTTTATATGTTGCAAGTTCTAGTGGTGAGGTGAGCAGTTCCACCTCATCCTCGGTCAACACATCCTTTGGAGCTTCTTTATTTTTAAGATTGTGAATGAGAATGGATTGGTTTGCCAAGAGAGTAATAAGCCATATTATCTCATCCAAAGCCATCTCAAAGTTTTCGGATTTCAGCAATTTGTCTCCCAGATTTTCCAAACCACCATAGCGACGGGCGATTTCTTTTGTAGCTTTGGTCGTGAGGATAAGCTCATGTTGCTGTCCGCCAATATTTATCGTTGCACTTCTATCGTTATCCATCCTTATTCACCTCCGCCAGAAACAGCAAAAACAGGTTCATAGACTTCCGTATACCAACCACTGATAGTAGCTGGTAAAACTCCTTCATCATCTTCATTGACCTCCGCTTTCCACGGATGATTACCATTTCCATCTAATTTATTTCTGCGCGATACAGTTCCCTCAATGGTTGGTGTAGAAAAAGTGATAGAATCTCCCTTTGTAGCCAGGTTGGTTGAAGGAACACCAAACTTTACCCTGTATAGCCAGAAGTAGCGGTAATGTCCATTTGCCTTTTTCGCTCGAAAACCGATAGCAACAGGGCTTCCTCCATCCTCACTAGCTGAAATAAGTACACCATTATCATCTGTAGTTGCTCCTGTGAGACTCTCAGCAGCTTTACGTCCAATGTCATCCACACCAAGGGAGAGTGTTCCGTTTTTGAATTCTTTTATAATCTCTGCCGCTCCGTCATCAGCGTAAAGGGTAGCTTCCGCAAGTTCAATGGATAGCTCTGCGGAGATTGCCTTTGCCAGCATAACGGGCGTACCGTAGGTTTCGTCTCCGTTTTCGTCCTCTGTAATGGGAGCATAATAGAGACGGTCAAGTCCTATCGTTGCCATAATCAAACCTCCTGTAATTCATATTCTTTTGCCACATCAATGGCATAATGATGGTAGTCCGTGTCATCCTCATGTCCAATATAACGACGATCCGTCAC